TCAGGGATGTTAATTAATGCACTGCCAGCATTTGCGCTGCGTTGTAGCTGTTCGTTTTCAAATTTGATTAGATATTCGCCATTAAGCAATGGCAATACCGCATAGGTTGTTCGAGCTTCAACCTTTCTTAGACGGGTACTATTTGGCCAAGTGCCAGTGCCGTCTGTTTTGCCTGAATGCCTTATTACAGCAACAAAGCTTTCAAGTTTTTGACCATTGGCTGTTGGCGACCAACGCAAAATAACTTGGTCAACACCAGAAACCTCAATGGTTACATCTTCTGGATCAGGCGGTAGAACAACAATCGGTATTCCATCACTACCGTCAGACGTTCCACCAACAGCAACTTCACGATTGACTTTTGACCAATCAGATTGATGCTTGTCTGGTTCAGGACCAACAGCTTTTACCTGGGCATACAAACGCTTGCCCGGCTGCAAATTTGAATTAACGTCTAAAAATGTATTAGCTGTAAAGGTTTCGTTCCAGTTATTGGCTTCACCTACCTTCCATTGCACTCGAAATTCAGAAACAGGGCCCGTAAGACCCCTGGACCAAGAAATTGTCCCTCGGTTTGTTGTATTGCGACCGTCGTCAATTTGCTGGAACGTGATTCTTAAATCTTGTGGCGGAGAAGGTCTTTCTCCGTAAAAGTACGGGGTTGGCAGATCCAAAGGTGCGCTGTCACCTTCAACTACTCCGTAGATACTGTCGACATGTCTTACCCCTACAACGCTGTAAACGCCCCCTTCTCCTTCTGCAACAGCTAGGCAGCGGTATTTACGCAGAACAACAGAGTCATTCTTGATCGCATAAAGCGCATTATCAGGAGGAACCTGAGTGAAATTAGAACTAAGGGTTACTCGTGTTCCGCTAACGCCTGCGATGGCAACAGTCTCTACCGTTCCATCTTTCATAACAACGCTTAGCTTGTTATTTGTTCCAGAAGGCAATGCAGCGGTTTGATCTAAATCAACAAACCCCACACGCGCTCCAACAATTCGACCAGCTAATCGAGTGCCAAGTCTCATCTCATCTGACACTTCAAAGATTTGACCAGGCAATACATTCAGCCCTTCAAGACCAACCGAGAATGTCACCGTGTCATCGTGCAGCTTTTCGGATTGGAGAACCCAACTTCCCATGCGCTGTGCTTGATACTTTGAGCTACAACCAAACGCAACAATGGCTTTTTCTTGTACGCCGTACCTTTCGATTAGAGCTTGGTCTTCTATAACGACAAAATCAGGCTTAAAGAAATTGTCTGGGTCGTTGTAGCGAACACGAACTCTTGTGCTGCGAGTCTTAAGAGATGAGCCGTTATAAACAAAAGCACCATTGACAACGTTTGAATTGCTAAAAACATGAATTGCAGCAAGCGGGCTGCCTCCTAAGTTTCCGTGATCAGCAGCAATTTGTACGTTGTCAGCTTTCCAATAAAGCATCCCACGAAAAACACTTGCCATATCCTGCAAGACTTCATAGGCACTTGCCTGCGAACCAAGCACGGTATTAATCGCAAAACGTGCTTCGCTGCCCTCAGGCGTTTCAACAATTTCGTTGCAATATTTAGCCAGTTCAATTAAGTCAACCCAGTTTAAATTATCAGGAGTTATAAAATCACCCGCTCCATATCTTGTATTTGTCAATAGATCATAAAAACAACAAATGGGACAAGTAGTCCAATGCCTATCTCTGGTTAAGCTGCCATCGAATGGCTTTTTGTTGTCAAATATAAGCCTCCCGTCGCGCCGATCATTTGTTCTTTGAACCGTAGCGTTTGAAGGAATTTTAACTTTTAGTCCTCTTATGTCATACGCTCTAGCGGGAAGAGTGTTGTACTCCTCCGAATCAACACTTAAGTAAGCAAGTGCTGTATGCGGGTACGTTACGTTGGTGCGTTTGCCAAGAATAATGCTGTTCCAGAGGATAGTGTCTGCACGCTTGTTTGCAATTGGCGTATTTTTGGGCAAGTCTTCAAAATCCGCAAAAGATATTTCGAAAGCGTCCTCGGCTTTGGGACCGTCGCCTTGGACAACCTCAGGGCCGAAGGCTAGCTTTTTAACTCTAATGTTATAAGGAGGATTTTTTCTGCCTTTATTGTTTGCCAAATTAATTGGTTTAGTCTTAAACTGGTATTCAGAAGTTGCGATTCCTTTTATTATATTGGCACTGTCCTGACCTTCTACCAAAATATCTCTAAGTTGGTAGTTGCCGTCTCTGCCCTGTATCGCAACCTCTAATTTGATTTGAGCAAAGAATAACTGGCCTCGCGCCAAACCTTCTGCGGCGACACAGAATAGTTTTGGGACACTAAAAACAAGCTGAACAAAATCAACTTCAGTGTCAGTTATTGCTCTGACAACGCTCCCTTCTCCATAGTCCCGCTTGCTGACTAAGTTGGTGGCACTGACTTGCTCTGAATAGTTTGCGCCAACCTGTCCGTTATTAACTGGCTCTATAGTCGTCGTAACATCACTCAGAAGATACGTTTCTTTGAAGCTACCTTGAGCGCCTGTGCCTCTTTTTAAAGAATAAGCTACAGAAGGTGGATTATTCTTTCTTTCCGCTAACTGTTCACGGGTTACAACCGTTTCATTGAGAAAGACGCTTGCATCCTCCGTTGCAAACCCATCAATCGGCCCTTCGCAAATTGCGTCAATGATCTGGAGGTTGGTCTTAGAGTTGAGAGCCATTAGAAGTCAAGAAGCGTCAAGTAACTTGTAGCCGTAGCCTACTAATTCAAATGTAGTTCTTTCGCGAACGCCGACTTCGATAATTTCTACTTTTACATCTAAATCTTCCCCGTTACGACCTTCAACCTCTGGGGCTTCAAACCTGTGCCCATATACAACGTCTTGATTTGCGTCTGTCAATCCTTGCACTGTTATGCGAGCTGATGCTACATCAATATCAGCGCCGCCTGTTGTGATTGTCAACGTGATTTGATAAGTAATAAACCCGTCAATTTTAGTGCTTCCATCTCCAGCAACAAAGTCAGCCAAACCTTTTGCAATTTTAAAAACGACATCAATATTTTTTCGCTTGTCTCCGGTTTTTTTGTACTTAAGAGCACTGTTGTTGCTGTTGACGGCTAGCTCAGCCTCTGCTTTAAGCGGCTGGTTTCCATTTGGGCCAAAAACTTTACCAATATGAACCCTCTTGTTACGATCTGTGTCTGTACTTTTAAGGGAAAAGTCGCCTCTTTTGCTTTCTATTCCGCCACAATCTTTCAATTTTCTAGTCAAAGATTCACTGTTAATTTTAATTGTTTTAATGTCTGGGGCTTGGGTTGCTATTTGCAATGGATCAGAATCATCAGTTATATCTAAGTTTGCTGCAACCAAATGGCTGCCAGCTATTACGCGCCCGTAGATGACAGGCAGTGTGGTTCCCGTTCCAACCGTATTAGCAGGTCCGGTAAAGGCATAAGACTGATTGCCGGAGGCACCTCTTGTAATGCCATCAGGTCCATTGCCACGAACATTTGTGCCTTCGCCTCTAATTCGATTCGCCTTTGGCAATTCTGGTTGGGGCGAAAGGAGGTTTGCCGTTCCAGAAAGAATCAAGCTGGCACCGACTGCACTTAGTGCTGTGCCAACAGTCGTAAGCGTTCCAGCAAGGCCCGCAGTTGCCGCTAGCCCTGAGAACGTACCAGTCGTAGCGCCAGTGATTAAGCCTGTAGTCCCAAATATTCCAGCGCCTGGAAGCAAGAACGAAGCCGCAACCAGACCAACACCAAGCAAAATCTGCGTCGTAGACCCGCCGCCAGAACCTGTAATTACTGGCACCACCAGCAATGGCTTGCTGCCAAACGGCAATTGCAGCTCGTCATATCCCATTGCCGCACCACCCTGAATCACTCTGTATCCAACGCCGTTTTGGTGCGCTTGAAATAGCTCAGCCTTTAATGCTGGATAGTTGATGCAAAGCAGCTTGATTGCATCAGCAGGCGTTTGAAGGTTGTAATACTCGTGCTTCTGGCCGTACTTCTCACCCAGCTCACCCGCCAACAGAACTAGCTGCATGGCGAAAAACTGCTGCAACGCTTTGCCTATAGTAACGGCTTAAGGGCTCTAAAGCACTCAGGCTGTTCATTCGCTGGTGCAGGATCTTATCCCCTCCGACATAAATTGCCGCGTGCATTGGATTTCTTGTGCCAAGCCGCATGATTAGAACGTCATGCTCAGACCGTTCATCAAAAAGTACCGGCTTAAAACCAATGGCCTTTGCGTGCTTGAAAAATATGCTGTCTGTGCGCTCCAACGACTCAGGACGCGGGAAATCCGGCAAGTCAATTCCAAGCAATTCGTAATACTCGCGAAGCAAGGAATAGCAATCAGTTTTGCCGTAATCCCACTGACGGCCTAGCAAGGCTTGATAGTTAACCATTGATCATCTGGCACGGAGTAAACGTACCAAGGAATCTTGGTCTGCGTACAGGCTTTACGATCATGCTCGCTGACTGGTGTGCCTTGCGGGTGCGAATGCACTACAGCTTCAATCGTGCCAGCAAACATGGCACGGGCATAGTCAGCAGGATTAATCGCAAAATCTGTAGCTGGATCTAGTGCAATGTTTTGGCAAGGGAAGTAAAGCCCATCAACAACTAAGCCACACGCTTCGTTAGGGCAAGCAACCTTGGCGTGCTTTACAGCATTAAGCCTGAAGTCTTGCTCCATAGAAACCGCCATAAGGCAAATCCACGTCAGTGCCAAACCTTTTTTGACAGCTTGACAAACGCTTGCCACATATATCGTTGACTACCTTTCCGTTTTCAATAATT